TATTCAACAAGGCACTTAAGGCTATGCCACGTAAGTACAAGCAACGTCGTGGAGACCTTCGCTTCCTTGCTGGATCAAACTTGATTCAGGATTTCCTATATGCTAACAGCATTGGAACAAACCAAACAATTCCACAAGATATCGCTTCAAGCGTAATCCGTGGTGGAGTTGCACCACTAGGTGGACCAGCAGGATATGTGGCACCATTCGCATTCGGTATTCCGATTGTTGAAGTTCCACTACTTAATGAGACACAGACTGGTACATACGCAACACCAACAGGTTCACATGGAGATATCCACTTGACATTCCCAAATAACGTAGTTATTGGTATCAAGCGTGATGTAACCGTTTACCGTTTCTTCCAGCCACGTAAGGACACAATTGAGTACACAATGTATACTCGTGTTGGCGTTCAAATCGAGCAGGCAGACGCTTGGGTAGTTGTAAAGAACGTTAAGGTTGCTTCTTAATTAATTTAAGATAAAACCCTCGAAAGGCCCCTAATTAATTTTAGGGGCTTTTCATTTTAATTTATCAATGCTATAATTGAAGAACCTAACAAAGGAGAAATATATGTCATTTGAGACATTGAAGGTCGCAGAACTCAGAAAAATTGCAGAGGACTTTGCAGTTGATACTGATGGTATTAAAAGTAAGACAGATATCGTAGCCGCCCTTGCGGAAGAGGGAGTCACTTGGTCTGTTTATCAAAAAACTATTAAAGATATGGAAGACGCAACAGATGAATTTAACGAAGACGCAGAAGAGATTCTTCCTAGATTTAACCTAGATGCTCAGCCAGAAGATACAGTTCTAGTTAGAATGACTAGAGAAAACTTCAGATACGATATCATTGGATTTACATTTACAAAAGAGCACCCTTTTATTGCAATGACAGAAGAAAATGCTCAAGAAATTTTTGATAAGGAGGAGGGCTTTAGATTAGCAACTCCAAAGGAAGTTCAGGAGTATTACAACTAATCTAAGCTTATAAAATGGCAGAGATATATGTAAACAGCAATTCACCAATCAGAACGAAGATCTACTGGGAGGGTGAATTAGCATCACCTACAGGCAACGTAACCGCAAAGGTTTATGACATTACTCAAAACCCTGCCAACGTTATATCTTCTACCAATTTATTACTTACCTTAACTGGAACAGCTGTTGAAACAGATGTCGGCACATATCAAGTCGTGCTTCCATTTTCTTATTCAGGGTATCCCAGAAAACTAAAACTTGTCTGGGAATACACCATAGCTCCATCAAAGATAGGAACTCATACAACTTATGTAAATGTTGTAACTCCATATATTTCTATCAATGAGCAAATAGATGAATTGAACTTTGGGTCGGATCCAAGTGATCCTAACTATAAGACATACGCAGATCTTCAGATGGCTGAACGATATGCAAGAAAGATAGTTGAAGACTACACAGGACAAGAGTTCTACTTATATCCAGATACTAAGATTATCTACGGAGACGAATCAGATACCCTTCCATTATCATCTAAGTTAAATCGGATTTATCAAATCTATTCTAATGATATCTTGTTAGTGGATAATCTATCTACTCCAAAGGTAAATAACTGGCTATATGACCCAATCGTTTCAGAGACAGGTTTTGGAATAAGAGTTAATAGAGTAAACCTTTTAGACAATTCAGTATATGTCGCAAACGGTCTAGTTCCTCCAACAATTAATGACACATACAATGGAGTCTTTTCTAAGAATGTTAAGTACAAGATTGTTGGCGAATTTGGATGGGACCTAGTTCCTGCTCAAGTACAGATGGCAACAGTTGAACTAATGAAAGACTATTTCTCAAAGGACAAGGTCTGGAGAAACAAGTACATTAAGTCTATTAAGACATTTGACTGGAGTTTTGAATATAACAGATCAGCGTCAACAGGAACAGGTAATCTATATGCAGATCAATTGCTTGCTCCACATGTTATATCTCAAATGGTCCTTATCTAATGTATGATCTTGTCGACTCCGTTCTTCCAATGCTTATTGATATATATAGGCAATTTGAAACACAGGACCCAGCGACTGGATCTTTAAAGAAAGAGTGGCAATTTAATAGAACTATTGCATGCAGTGCAAAAGGAACTATTAGTAATTCTACAGCCAATAGATCTGGAGACAAGCAGACCTTTTCAAACAAATATGTTAATGAGCAGATGATTCAAATAAGAACTACATCCAAGTTAGTATTTAACGAAAAGGTTACAAACATTAGAAATTTAGACGGAACTGTTATTTGGGAAGAGATTAACTTTCCAAGCAACACGCCAACAGTATTTGAAGTAATGGGAGTTACTCCAATTACAGAACCGATGGGCGGAATTATTGGTTACAATACAACCGTTAAAAGATCGGAGAACCAGGTAATTGGACAGTAGCGTAGCACTATTACAAACCGCCAGTGGTCTAGAAAGATTAATGGCAGGGTCAGCTCCAGGAGTAATAAGAGATAGCACAGTAGCACAGATATCTGCATTCTTGTATTATGAAGCAGCGGTTCTTTCTAAGTTAACATCTAATGCTGAGTTTAAGAATTTATTTAAAACAACGATATTCAATCAAATAGAAAAAGACTTTGGCCAATATGTGGATGCCCAAGCAAGAACAAAGCCCAGAAGCCTGCACCATGTATATGAATGGAACAAGACTGGAAATCCTGCATTTAGATTATTTGATTTATATTTAATAGACACAGGCGGACTTTCATTTAGAATAGGCCGTAATTTTAAATTATCTAAATCAGCCGTGCCATCTAAAAATAAAAAACAAAAGAGAAAATATGTATTTGCAAACAAGGCTTCTGTAATGGAAGAAGGAATGCCCATAGTAATTCGTCCAAAGTCCGCAGAGCGCTTAGTATTTGAATTAGATGGCTCAACAGTCTTTATGCCTAAAGGTACCTCTGTGACCGTTAAGAGGCCTGGAGGTAAGGCTGCAACAAATCAATTTGCACTTACGTATGGGAGATTCTTTGGCGGGCAACTAGTAAACTCTTCAATAAAATCTTCTGGTTTTCAAAGGATATTTAATTCTAAGATCACAAGGGCTTTAAGCGTTCCAATTAATATTAAAAAGGTGCAGTATAGCTTTAGTGCTGGTAAAATAAGAATGCAGGCAGATGCAGCATTAAGCTCATCATTTGGAGGGTCACTATGACAGCAGATTACAAGATAGATGCAATGTTTGAGCTTCGCAAGTTTTTGTGGGCACAACTAAAGCTGACTGGCCTATTTGATCCAGATGACTACTACTCAGATAACTTAGGGTCTGAGATAGTTCCTATTGTCCCAGTTCAACAATTGCCAGAGATGGATCAATTCCTAAATGGCAAGAAGCATATCGTATATGATAAGATCGGAATGTCATACGAAGAAAACTGGCTCATATGCTGTGAGAAGGTTTTATTTACCCTATATTCAACAGATGTTACAGAGTTATATGAGATGAGAAACCTCATGACCGACCTATTTAGAAGAATGGACGAATCGGCAAATGATGTCAATATATCAAAGACTAGCAATAATCTAATTTTCCACAGCATTTATATTTCGGAAACATCTCCAATTGAACCATCCCAAGAACTTCAGGGGTTCCTATCAACTGACGTAATCCTGGAAGTCAAGTACTCTAGAGTTACAGATAGGCTGGGAAGATTCGCCTAGTTGCTTTTAAAGGGGTAATCCAGTAAAATTGGACTAAGAGGAAATGAGCCTAGCCAGCTTGATTTACAGCAAGTCAATATATATATATTTATTTAATGGAGGTTTTACAACATGGCACAAAACACAGGTAATGCTAGAAATATTCTTGTTGGTGCGTCACCACTATTCTTGTCAGTAGAAGATTCTACTACATCAGGATACGTAGAAAACTTGATTCCAGGCACAGCAGTATCAGGTGCAACTGGACGCAACAAGACAGTTCCAGCATTTAAGAACGGTACAGCAGGCTCTGGAACACCAGTAGTCGGTTATGTAGCAGGTGAGTCATACATCACAACTCTTAACGGAGTAGACGTAGACGCATCAGGAGCAGCATCAGCAACTACAGGAGCTGCATACCGTAACGTAGGTTACACAAATAACGGTCTTCAAATTACTTACAACCCATCATACGGTTCAGTAACAGTAGATCAGCTTCTTGACTCAGCAAAGCTATTCAAGGAGACAATGGAAGTTATGATTGCAACAGAATTCGCAGAAGGTACTCTTGAGAACGTTCTTGGCGTATTCGGACAATCAGCAGCAACTCTTACTGAATCAGGTAAGAAGCTAGGTCTTGCAGCAGGTGCACTAGGAGAAGCTCCAGTTGAGCGTCAATTAGTTGCAGTCGGACAAGCTCCAACAACTGCAGCATCATCAAAGACAGAGCGTGTATATTATGCTCGTCGTGTTCTTTCTGTACAACAGTCACAGTTCTCTTTGGCTCGTAACGCAGCATCAACATTCCCAGTAACATTCCGTTTGCTTCCATCAGGAGCATCAGCAGACGCAGGCGCAGAATACGGTACAATCGTAGACCGCACCTGGCTATAATTAATATTAATTAATTAATAAAATTCCCCTCAAGCAATTGGGGGGTTTTTTATTGCCCTTATATTGTCAATATGATACAATAATTAAGACTAGATCCGAGGAGGATTAAATGGCAACAACAGTATACGATGTTGAAGAAATTCAGCTACAAAATGGCGCAACAGTTAAACTTAAGCCTTTAACAATTAAAGAGCTTCGCAAGTTTATGAAAGTCATTCAGAAGACACAAGAAGTAACATCAGAAGACGAAACACTCACGATTCTTATCGAAGCATGTGCAGTAGCCCTAGAAAAGCAATTGCCTGAGCTCGTAAAGGATAAAGACGCATTTGAAGATACACTTGACGTTCCAACAATCAACCGCATTCTTGAGATCTGCGGAGGAATTAAGATGGACGACCCAAACCTACTAGCGGCAGCAGTACTGGCTGGTCAGAACTAGATCTAGCCGCTTTAGAAGGGGAAGTATTTCTTTTAGGTAATTGGAAAAATTACGAAGAACTAGAAGATAATCTTTCAATGCCAGAGATGGTCCAGACTTTTAAGTCAATGCAAAAAACGGAATCAGAGAAAAGAAAGTTCTTAGCTTCGATTCAAGGTGTTGAGTTAAATGAAAGCAGTAACCAAAATAAGGAGGAGTCGTCTTTCGAAGATGTTAGAAGAAAAGCACTTGGAATCAACGCATCAGCAGATGATATTGTTGGACTACAAGGAGCATTTGCCAGCGAAGCTGGATTCGGCATTGGAGCAGGATTAGGATACTCTATAGAGTAACATATACATATGGCAGATAATTTAATCACCACCAATATTACCGCCAACGCAGACTTTACGGGCTTAAGAACCCAACTGGCTGCGACTACTGCCCAACTCTTAAAGTTACAAGAAGTTACAGCGGGAACTAACGCTAAGCTTGCAAATCAAATTGCAGTAATGAATAAGGCGTTTGCAACAACGCTTACATCAACAGGCCAGTTCTCGCAACACTTCGTATCCCTCACTTCAGATGTAGAAAAGTTTGGCAAAAATTTAGACAGAGGCAGACTAAAGCTAAATGACTACTACAACACATGGAGCGGGCATACAAAGAGGACTAGCAATCTAGTTAGAGACCTTGCAAAACAGCAAGTAATGCTTGAGCAAGCAATTATTCAACCTGTAGGTAAAAACGCACAGGGCTTGATGCAGTATAACGTAATGGTTGCAAAGGGTCTAGACGAAGTAAAGAATAAGACAGCAATAGCAAGACAAGAGCTTGCCATCATGAACAAAGTGATGAATGATGGAGCAACGAGTCTTATTAACTGGGGTAAGAATACTCAGTGGGCAGGTCGTCAGTTAACAGTAGGATTAACCGTACCACTAGCAGCATTCGGTATGGCTGCACAAAAAGCTTTTAGAGAAGCTGATCAAGAGTTAGTCAGACTGCAAAAGGTTTACGGTGGTCTATCTTCAGTATCTGCAGTAGAGCTTGCAAAAGTAAGAAAAGATGTTTCAGAAACAGCAAGAGAAATTGCGGGAGCATACGGCATTGCATATAAAGATACAATCGGACTTGCCGCAGATTTAGCTGCAACTGGACAACAGGGACAAGCACTACTTGAAGCAACAAAAGAAACTTCTAGACTTGCGATCCTTGGAGAAGTAGATAGACAAGAGGCCATGAAGGCAACTCTTGCTATTCAGAATGCATTTAAGTCAAGCACTGAAGAACTTACACAGTCTATTGACTTCCTTAACGCAGTTGAAAACCAAACCTCAACAAGCCTAGCAGATTTAGTTGAAGCAATTCCTAAAGCAGGCCCAGTCGTAAAGTCTCTTGGAGGAGACGTAAAAGATTTAGCATTGTATTTAACTGCAATGAAAGAAGGCGGAGTAAACGCATCAGAAGGTGCTAACGCAATTAAGTCAGCAATGGCTTCTCTTATCAACCCAACAAAGGTTGCTAAAGAAATGTTTAATGGCTTTGGAATAGATATTGATCAGATTGTAACATCTAACGCAGGCAACCTAACTGCGACAATTATGGATCTTCAATCAGCCCTAGACAACTTAGACCCACTAAGCAAATCAAGAGCAATTGAGCAGCTATTCGGTAAATTCCAGTATGCAAGAATGTCCGCTCTATTTGCAAACTTAGGAAAAGAAGGATCCCAGACGCTTCAGGTAATGGATTTGATGAAGTCAAGCGCAACGGATCTTGCAAATATTTCAGCCCGAGAATTAGGTATGTTGACAGAGTCAGCATCTGGTAAATTTAAGAGAGCTCTTGCTTCAGTTCAAGCAGATCTTGCATCAGTAGGAAATCAATTTTTAACAATTAGCACAAAGGTTTTGGAAGTGGTAGATGGAATTATTAAGTTCTTCCAGAAGCTTCCACAGCCAGTAAAGACATTCCTAAATGTACTAGGAGGAATAACCGCAGTATCTGGACCAATTATTATGTTGGCTGGTGTTATGGGCAACTTTATTGGATATGTCATCAAGGGAATATTTCACCTAAGACAGCTAGTAAAAGGCGGACAAGGATTTAAATTACTTACTCCAGAAATTATGGCAGCAGATGCTGCAGCTAAAGGTCTTGCTACATCATTCTACTCGGATACAGAAGCAACAATTGTATTAACAAATGCAATAAATACTCTTGCCGCATCATTTGATACTCTTGAGATAAAGGCTAACTCTGCAAAGGTTGCAGTGCAGCCAGGAATCTCAACACTTGCAGGCGGAGTAATTGCAGCTGGAAGTCCAAGCGGGCAAAGATTTGTAGATAAGAATAACCCACTAGTTGGCGAAGCATACACAAGAGATATGTCTCATATGATTCCAGC